CCAAGGCAATCGGCTATTTGTGAGATAGTAAGACCCCTAGAAGCCATCTCGCCAGCTTGCTCGCATATAGCCTCGTCAGGTATCCACTTAGGTCGTCCGGTCATTATGCCTCTGCGCCAAATGTTTCTTTATGGTTCATTGATGGGTTGTGCAATATAACGCTTTCTTCGTCTGGTGGTAATGAGCTGCTTCTCAGGTCTACTGAGTCAGCCCAGAGGATCAAAGCGGCTTTAATTTGAAAGGTTGCCGATGGGCATTCCAATATGTTCTGGGTGATTCCATCTACTTTAGCTAGTAAATCATACCAGCCATGCTCTTCGCAATCTAATATACGTTGCGTAATCTGTAACTGTTTCATGTCTGCCTCCCGCATTTCTGCTGTATTGGCCTTAACATAATATCAGTTTTCTTTACTCAGTAAAGGTTAAAGCATTCTACCATAAAAAAAGACCCCGCTAGGAGTCTCTTTTAAATTCATCTCTGGCTATGGCGGTTAGGCCAATAAGCACTACTGCTATTGCGTATATCACGGGGATTCCCTGCTAAAAGTGCGTTAATGTGCGAATTATTGGTGCATAAAAGTGCAAATGGAGTAAAACTATCAACTAAGCGGGGATTATAAAGACTATCGGATATGATCGGAAATGTATGCTTATCATGCAAGTAATACCATAAGTGATATGACCTTATGGATAACAGTATTATATATTGATGAGATATACGCTGTTTTTGAAAGTAAGTACGGTTCTTTGTCGCGGCAGGGGAACCAAGCCTGAGTCACCAGCCCTAAGGCCATCGCTAACGTCAGAACATTAAAAATAGCTAGTGCATAGTCCACCCCCTAGCGTAAATTAATAGGTGGTTCGTTCTCGATCACTGGTGAACCAAGCCAGCTTCAAAGGTCAGGGGAAACCTCGATCTAATTTAAATAAGCGTGTAGCGATATAGCTATGAAGCTAAACAGCGCCCCTGCTGATGCAATAAACAATAAACGCTTGGCTACCTTGTACCTAAAGGCGTAGCTATCAGCAATCAGTTTATCTGCAAGCCTGTTAATTTCTTCTATCATAACAGCCATTTCTTTATCTTTGTCGGTCATCATTCACCCCTCGTTGTTAAAAGAGAATTTGCTTTTGCATGGCTTTAAAGCAGCCTCTATCAAAGGCGCTGATCTTTCGCTTCTAATCCATTCGTCACCGTTCCAATAGAAGGCCAATTTGTGCAAGCCTATCTTGTAAAACAAGCCGTTTAAACAGCCAATTGCGCCATCAGGTATTGCATCGGGCAAATCAATTAATCTGTTCATTGTCCCACCTCATATCCTGCAAACTCTTCAGGTTGAATATTAAAGACCTCGTTATAGACTTCCTCGACAATCTCGCTTAAATGGCTTTCCAGTGACAGGTAAATGTCATTACGAATTATTTCCGAAAGGTTTTGGCCAAGTGATCTGCTGTACAGCTCATCAAGAAAACCAAAGCGGCAAGCTGTAGCCGGTGGCAATACATCATCCCACCAAGTCGGAAAGTTGATTAAGAAGTTGTAGCAAATATCATCTTTGTGAGCATCTGTATAGTCGATAAGCTCACCCGTGAAATGCCGGTACTGGGGGGCGTATTCTGGCAGCGTGTCAGAAAGCCAATCTTTGAAAGCGCGTAGTGAATCGGACATTAGCAAACCCCCTTTAGGCAGTCGTTGTATTCCATAGTTGAAGCTATGCAGTACAGTGAGAATAAAACAACAGCGGCAATAATGCCCATGCGGTTGTCTTTCTTGATTTCAGCAGCTTGGTCGATTTGGTTTAGCTGGCTGTAACTTAATGAGTGCTTGTTCATTACGCCACCTCCTGATTGTAATAAGCCCAAGTCCCAAAATCTGGCCCTCTACCTTTAAACTCTTCAACCCAGCGATCTAGGTTATAATCGTTTAGCTTGTAAACGCCAACAGTCGCGCAATCAAGGTAGCTCATATCGGTGGGGTGTACCCAGTAAAAATAGCCGTTACCTTTAACTAACTCCCAGCCAGCCTCAATCTCTTGAATGGCTTGATTAACTTTTTTCATTGTAAGCTTCATTTTGAAACCCCTGTTTCGTTGAATGAGGTGTAACTATGATCCTTTCTATTTACATAGTCAAGCCTTATGATACAAATAAATCAATTAATTGTACGAAACTGGCTCATAGCTCTCACTAGCAAGCATCTTCTTATGCTCTTCCCTGTAGTGCTTGGCGATCTCAGCTCTTAAAAGCTTGTTAGTTTTCATCAGTACCTGCCACTTTTCCCGCAGAATATCCAGATGCCCTTGGCCTTTGTATTGCTCAAGCCATGCGGTGAAGTCTAAAGGGTTGGCAGTAAAGGTCAGGTGACAGTAGTGACAAAGGCACACAGCGTTCATCATTGACCACCTAACAGACTTTGCAGCCCTACCGAATATGTGGGCGCACTCCATCCGGCCATCTTGCCTGTGGCAATGCTCACACTCAAAGCCAGCTTTCTGCCTTACAACATCACTAAACCACTTATCTGCTGCATCGCGCTTAATAGCCATCTTCAATTTCCTGCGATTTGATTAGCCTGTTTAGATACCACTGAGCTTTTTTTAGGTCTTCTAACGGCTTGCCTTTCATCTCATAGCGCCAAAGATACTTTTGAACGTTACCTTTGCAGTAAGCCTTAAAACCTTCTTCTGTCATGCTTTCTGCTATTGCATCAATACATTCAATGCCACCGCTATTGTAATGGCTGGGGTTGTTTACTACGTCTTGTTCTTCCCAGTCACCTTTGTGACAGGCAGCCATAGCGTTATCAATAGACTTCGACTCTATTGCTGGGATTTCCTTTCTCAATCTTTCCCAGTCTCTCACTTCTGGATCAATCATCATTCTTCCTCCAGCAGGTTATCGTTAAACTCAATTTTTCTAGGAATAAGGTCAAGGCAGCCAACGCATATACCATAAGCACAATCATCATCCCCAAGCCAATATTCAAGAACGCTATTGCAATCATCACAATTTTGTCTATGCAGTAGCATAGTCTTTGGCGGAAACTGGATAACGTCACCCACCTAAGCCATCCACTGTAATCTTAACTCTTGAATCCTCACCATACTGTTTATGGTAAACAATTGCAGTCATAGACCGTTCTGACCCGTAGCCCGCATCGCTATGCCATTGGTCTGTAGAAGTAAGACTACCGAACCAAGAAAACATCATACTGCCGTATTCTTTACTAATATGATGGTGGATATGCCCCAACAGGCAGTATCTATTTTTGTGTGCCGACCATTCATCGTCTAAGTTTTTAATCACGGTCTGTAATATTTGCTCTGGCTTTATGCGGTCGCCATGATGATAAACCCACATATTGTTACCCCACTCAAAGTGCAAGAACTTCGAATAATTCTCCAGAACCTCAACTCTTGGCTCTTTTTGATAAAGTATATCTAGGCAGCTAGATAAGTGACAAGCCATATCACTATCATGGTTGCCTCTGACGTTTACGACAATAACTCTCTTGTGAATAGACAGCATCTTATCAATTAGCATCTGAAAAAGAAGGCCGGCCAGCTTAAAGGTTTTACCTATACGCGTATCTACATCAACCCTAGTACCTGCGGTTGTCTCATTCTTAGAGGAATCTGCATGGAAGAAGTCGCCCACGTTAAGCAAGATGCCCGTCTCTGCATCACCAACCCGACTAGCAAGCCTATCAACAGCGTCTATTAAAATCTGCGTTGCTATCTTAACGTCCCAATTATCATTATCAAGCTTGGTAGCCGCATCAGCCAGCATCCCAAAGTGGTGGTCGCCGATAATGTAAGTGGCGAGATAATCGGCGTTGTTCTTCTTGGGAGCTTTGACTGGCTTCTTAAACTCAGTCAGATCGTCTTTCATGCCTTCAAGCATAGCGTCCAGCTTCTGCTTCATGCTGCGCTTTTCAGGCTCTTGGATAACCCACTGTAATGCTACAGTCCCATCTTCTTTATATGCCGTAGAAACTCTTTTAGCCTCAAAGCCCTCCATCGTTTCGCGATTCACGCTTTTATGCGGTGCTACTGCCTTTGATGCTGCTTTAGCTTCAAGCCTTTTAAGCATCGTATCAACGGTACGGCGACCACAGCCAAGAGCTTTTGCAGCCTTGTTATTAGAACCGTGATCAATCACAGCCTGAATAACTTCCACCTGCCTGTCATTGCGTGCAAACCTTAATAACTCTTGCGGACTCATTTTAGACATTCTACTTATCCTGCTTTCGTTTTAATTCAGTGTACTCATTGTACTGC